ATTGATCTATCCCAGTCATTTACACCCTGAGTGTTTCTATTAATTATCTCGATTTCTCTCATAGTTGCCATTATTAAGATGTTTGGATGCACTTCAGACCAATAACTTTTATCATCATCTGCAGATAACTCACCTGTGTAAAACAACCCTTTGATTTCAACAAGGATTTTTTCATTTGTAGGTGGTGCAATTAGAATGCTGTTGTAAGCGTAATGATTTGCACTTATTACATCTACATAACCTGAAAAAGCCTCAAATGCATCAGCTCCGGTTTCGGAAGTTTCTGGTACAGCTCTGGTTACTGTAGGTGCGTAGTAAAGAGAACTTCCACTGTCTATGCCAGAAGGTATGGTTGTAAAGTATCCTGCAAGAATGTCTTGCAAATTCTTCTTTTCAAGTTGCCATCTTGCAGATGCTGTAGCTACCCAAACTTCCTTTATAGCACGACAGAAAGGGAACGATACAGACCAAAAGTTAGCCTCGCAAAATCTATATGCAATGCCGAAGGACTTTTGATTAGTATCAAGACGATCTAGATGACGTTGCCCTGCATTGATGTAGAAATTAGCACCATTGTCAGAACCATCTTCGTTTACAAGATCGAAACGCCCTGACATTGTTCTAAATTGCTGACGAAGTTGAAGTAAGTTCATATATAACCTCCTGTTCATCTGTTGCGATTGGATAAGGATTTCCTTTAGAATCTATCGCAACAAAACCTTCCTCACAGTACAATCTACCTTCTCTAGTTTCTACAAAGAAAGGGCCATCTATCTTTAACATATGAGGTTCGAAGACCTTCTTATATTTAGGCCACATTTTATAGTCACCAACATTGTCTTTTCTAAATTCTTTCATTATAAACCCTTTGTTTACTTATAAAACGAAGGTGGGCAGTTTATTACCCACCTCCGAGGTTAAAGATTAAAGGTTATTAGGAAGACCAACGCCGTTAAGAATACCGCACTTCAGTGGGAAGCCGAACTCAAGACCACATTCGGTAAGGTATTCCTCTTCAGTACCGTCGATTCTACGATGTCCGTAGCCTTCAGGATGTTGTTTGGATGAAGACTCACCATAGAATGTAGTGTCCTGGATGTACTTGTACTCAAGTTCCTTAGGCTCCAGAATCACCATCATGTTACGGGTGGTAGCATCAAAAGAGAAGAGTGGATGTGTCTTCATATGGATAGTTCCGAACGGAGTTATCCACGTTTTGATCTGCATACCGTAAGTTTTCTGTGCCGGAGCAAGATTGACCTGTCCAGAGGATTGTGCAAGTGCATCGATTCCAAGAAGTGCACCTGAACCACAAAGACAGAGTTTATCCTCAGCACCATAACGGAAGATGATTTCAAGCATAGCCTTCAGCCAAGTTTCACCTCCAGCTGTCCAGGCCTGACCAGCGTAAGTAGGATTAAGTGTATAATCATCTACATTACTTGGAGCATTGTTACGGATGAAGTTGATAACTCCCTGAGTTGTTCTCTCAGGCTTACCATTATCACCTATACGCTCAGTCATGATTCCCCAAAGGAATGCAAGTTCCATCTCGATGGAGTTCATTTCTAAGCACTCTCGTTTGGCTTTTTGGTAATCATCTCCAGTACGAAGGTTAGTGCTCCTTGCAGTACGAGTGATACTCAAAGGTGAACGAAAGATCTGAGTATAGTTATAATGCTTCACAGGGTTAAGTGCAATAGCATTAGGCATCTCAGCACCTTCAGCATTGATATTACCTATTACTAAAAGATTGTCAGCATCTGAAAGATCATTATCCGGACTATTATCATCGTCTTCAAGCAGAATAATTGCAATGGTTGCAGTAGCACCTGAAGTATTTACAGAGCTAACTTTTCCAACAACATCTACACGGTAATCACTAGCATCACGAAGTAAGATCTGATGTCCAGCACGAATGCGATTAGCGAGGGCTGCAGCTACTGAAGCATAGACTACATCTCCAGCAACCCCACCAGATACGTAAGGCACTGAAAGATCTGGCACAGTAAAGATACCATTAACAGCACCAGAGACAGAACCTATCTGCTCTGTCCACCAGTGGAATTGTGGATCAGTTACCTTCTTACTTCCCATCATGGAAAGGATTGCTGTTAAAGGCGTCATTCCATTAGGGTATAGGTAAAGTATATTTTGACGCCAGTTCATGGGTCTTTGATCTGCGACCCAGTCTCCGGTGCCTCTCATTCCTAAGAACATAATTGTTACCTCCTATAAATTGCTTCGTTTATTTATAAAACGAAGGTTAATTGTTTATCCTATTGCGGTGCAGTTGTAGGTGCACTTGTCGTAGGTGGAACAGTTGTTCCAGAATATGTAGTTACTGCATTAAGTACATGCCAACATAAACCATCTGAATAGAGCAAGTACTTATCACATTTACCATTTAGTGTAAAATCACCTTCCCAACATTCACTATCATTATTACTATCTTCAATAGTGACATCATTTACAGGATCTGCATTTCTACATACAATAGAATAGAATCTACCTCTGGCCTCAGATACAGGCGGGAGAGTTATAACTATAGGGCCTGATGTAGGATCTGCTGAAGGCCGTAAGACATAATCTCTAGTATTCATTACATAATCTGCATTGGGAGCATGATACTTACCTACAACAGTATCCTGTCCCCAAAATCTATCTTCACGCATTTTATTCCTCCTTTAAATTACTTCATTCATTTTGTCTATCTCCGAAAGAAGATGACTTGTATTAGGTTTTTGCCGTCTCCTGGAACTCTTAGTTTTGGGAAACCTAGGAGTATTTTTGGGCGCATCAGTAGTCGGCGCTGAAGTCGCTCCAGCCTTCTTGTGAAGCTCAAGTCTCTTCCTAGTTTCCTTTTCAACCTCGTCAAAGATCTTGGTCACTTCCCAGTCAGGGTTTTCTGAAGCAAGTTCTTCATAAACAGCAGCTACTACTTTCTTAAAAGGTTTAAGGTCCTTGTTGTCCCCGTAGAATTTATCAACCTGCTTTTTCAAAGTTGCCTGTACAACTATATTTGATTTAACAATGTCAGGGATGTTTCTTAGGGTAGTTTCTTGGAACTTTCTTGATGCTTCAGAGCCCATTTTGTAGACTTTATTAAGGATCTTATTGAACATATCTGGATCTCTTGTTAAATCATCAAGGTCAACATCTTTTCCGAGAAAATCTATTTCCTCAAAAGGAGCAGCAGTAGTTGGAGCCTTAGTTTCAGGAACCTTCTTTTCATGGACTTTATCCAGTTTGCTACGAAGTGCTTCATTTTCCTTTTTAATCCTTTCAAGCTCAAGTTCGAACTCACTTTTTGGGGCTTCCGTAGTAGGTGCTTCTGTACCAGGTGCACTTGTTCCTGGAGCATCTGTCGATGGGGATTTAGTTCCAGGTGCTTCAGTTCCTGGTACTTTTGTACTAGGTGGGTCAGTAGCAACACCCTCAGTAAATGGAGCATCAGTGACTGTCGGCACACCTATGTTTAACATAGCTTCTATCTGATCTTTAATTTCTCCTGGCATGAGTTAATTCCTCCTTGTTGATTACTTTACACTTAGTTGTCTTGAAATCTCTTTCCAATAACCATATTCATCTGCGCCATCTCCACCTATGTTTATCAAAGTGATTACATCATCTTGCTGTGCACTGTAAGTGGAGAGTACAGGTAATTGATTTAGATAAAGTTGTCCAGTGAGTTTAGGCCCATCTAAGAATGATAAGTTATTACCTTGAAATATGAAGGTCTTTGTCTGTCCTTCAGTACCACCCCTTATCTGTCCAATTAATGCAGCACCTAAAGAGTCAATCTTAATATATTCTTTAGTAGCTGCACTGAGATCTGTGCCAATAACTAAAGCAGTAGTTCCAGCTGAGACAGTTAGTTCGGTGAAAACTACATCAACAACTCCAGCCTCCAAGATGTTTATCTTACCTCTATTTTCTCTAATATAAGCAGGTAATTCACTTACCAATGTTTGATCAGTAGGTTTATTCGGATCCAGGGACATCTTCCACCTCCTCCTTATCCTTCAATATCTGTAAAAAGACATCGGGGAGAGAAAGTAGATATTCTATAGTCCTCTCCCTTCCATGTATATCTCCAAGGTGTGTCAAGATGTTATCGCCAGAAGTTATGGAGTCTCCAACCACTTGTCCGTATTCATCTTGACACATCTTTTTCCACATCTTTAACTCACGCTTGATATCCTTCCATAAAAGTGACTTTTTGAACTCTTCAATTTGACCTTTAGTTGCATTAACAACTACTTCATTTGTATCTTTCATCTTAAGCTCCTACTGGTACTAAGTTTCCACGCTCTGCTTCACGTGATAATTCTTCATCCCTCATTACTGTTGGTTGAACTCTATTAACGTCCCTCTTAAAATCCTCAATATTCTTAGCTCCAAGTTCAGTTGCTATGTAACTGAAAAGTCTAAAAACATCAAATTCTTGAGAAAGTTGTTCAGAATTACCTATTATTTGAAACAGTTGCACCCAAACATCAGAGAAATTTCCTCCAGGTATGCTCCCATCTCTTACAATTACATCGTAGTCTATAGATAAATCATAAGGACTTATCGGAACCCTTTCTTGCTTTCCGAATAATTCAGATAGTTTCTCTTGGTTTCTACCAATAACCCTCACGTAAGTATCTTGCGACATATACTGCTGCGTATGCACAGCGAACATATAGCCTATATCTTGCATAAATTGCATACCTATTATTGAAGCTACACGTTGAAGTCTAGAGATTGCACTTCCACGAGTACCTTGGAACTCAGACCGTGTTAGACGCTCAGGACCACCTTGTCGTATAGCACCCATCATAGACTGATCAGCACCGGAGATCTTATCCATCCACTGAGTTATGTATGCAGAGTCAGCTATGTTATTTCTTGTGATATCAGCCACAGATAATTGCTGCACAACCTTATCAACTCCACGACCCCACGCAGGTCTTCTGAGTCTAATTAACTTACCAGGTTCAGGGTCTTTCATGTCATTTATGTTGATTAGATAAGGATCAACTACAAACATATCATTTACGGACTTTCTGACGTTAGCAATATGAGAGTTAAAAAGAAAGTTTAATGTATGCTGCAAGCCATAAAGAATTTCTAGTCTACCAATAGGCGTAGGTGAAAAGCCATCAAATTCAGGGGCTGCAGTTGATACTGGAAACATTCCATGAGCGTGGTCTACCTTACTTGCAGAGGTTATTACTTCATCTGAAGAAAGTGCAAACAGCCACTTTTCTGGATATTCACTAGGTCCAAGCTTCCATTCATTTGGAATAAGATTTACATACATATAGATTGTATCTACATGATTTGTAGAGGATACAGTCGTATTCCTTGGGTCTTGACCTCCATATTTTATATTCCTGTCAGACTGGTCTGTTGAGAGAGATGACTTTTTATTCCTTATTGCTTTAAGATATTTTACATTAAAGATCTCTCCATCACTTGTAACTTCTTCAGAAAGCATACTCATTAGATTATCTCTAACTATCCACCCTACAAACTCTCCAGACTGTACATCGTGAGCAGAAACAGATGGATCTGGAAGGTACATGTAAGGATCAATCGCATCAAGTTTGTTTCCTTCAAATATCATTGAATTGATGTAGTTTATTTTTTTATCTTCAATCTCATTTCCTAGAGTATCTAATGTAATAATTTTAGATTGTATAGGTTTAAGACCATAAGTCTTTTTCCACCCAGGAGCACCAGGTCCTATTCCGTAAGCAAGAGAGTTACGAAGAATAGTGTGAACAGCTAAAGGAACTTTAGTCTTAATACAATGAAGACGGATGAGTAGTTCAAGTAACATAGTACCCTGTACATCCTCAGGTCCTACACCTTCGTATTGAAACATAGGGTCTTGAAAGAAAGCCATTGAGAGGTAAGTTAGAAGCCCTTCGAGCATAGCATAAGTGTAAGGGAATACGATTGATACAGGTTTTGTGGTGTCCTTCTTTTTCAATGCTTCTTCTTTATCTTTGAGGGGGATGTAGGTTGTTAGAACCTTATCTACCTCATTCCATGAAGAGAAACGTTTAGACATTTCATTACGAGATTCCCTAGCCCTTGTTAAAATCTTTCCTTTAAGCTCCTTATGGAAATCTGAATCTGGCTTTAAATCAAGATTGTTAGGATACTCATAGTCGTATGATTTTTTAGAAAAATCAGTTGTAGTCCCTTGTCCTGGTTCACCATTTACAGTGTAAGGCATAATTTTCCTCTAATGTACTACGCAGACTAAATCTGGGTCTGCTCCGTTTCTGTAGAGATCGTTTACTGCAAGCCCTCCTGCAACAGCTGCTGCATTATCTGCGTAGACTGTTAAAGCACCGACGGAGGTATCTGTTCCTTGTGAGTGTTTTTTAGATACAGCATCATCTATATCCTCCCCTGTAGATGCTATATCTGAATGGCTTGCAGCATCGTGAGACTGCGCATGATGAGCGTCAGCATCTGCTACATGTACAGATATATCAGTTCCATCTACAGTTCCTGTCAAGATTATATCACCAGAAATGTTTAGATCCTGTGCACCATATTTTCCAGTAATTGCTATCCAACGCTCATCTCCAGCACCATCAGCATCCATTATGTAAGGTGCATTTACTGCAGGCCCTGAAGCGTCATGTGCGTAAATTGTATACTCATTTTGCCCAGTAGCACCAATAACTTCATAAGCAAGAATTAATGCACCCAAATCTCCGGTTATAGCATTTAGTTCAACAGGGTTATCTATATCTGCTACAGAAGCAGGTGGAAGAAGTCTAAAGCCAAGATCAACAAGTCTAATGACTTCTTCATCTGCTGCAGGTGCTTCATCTACATGAAGTTGTCCATCCGTAGTCATTGCTTTATGATCTTCACCTGCAAAATCTCCATCTGGGTCGTTTATAGGTAGAGCATCGTCATAGACGAAAGGCCCTATTGAACCAAAGTATACTTTTCTAAGTGCCAATGTTAAATCCTTTTGTTTAATTAAAATACGAAGCAATTAAGACATTCTAAGAAGTAAAAATATAACACCTAAGAAACTCAAAGTTGTTGATACAAGAGTTCCAATTAGTAGCTTTTGTACACTATCCCACTTATTCCAGAGGCTTATCACATCACCCTCCAGTGCTTTAATTCTAGCACTCATTCCTGAATGTTTAAGACAAAGTTCATCTCTCATACATACCTCCAGTTGGACATAGGTTCTTCGTAATCAAGTTCTTTATACTCAGATTCTATATCCTGAGGATTTTCCTTAGGTGAGAAATAACGCTCACCTAACTCAAGCATTTCAATTATATAAGCTTCAGCATCCATAATATCCCAGAGTCTAGAACGTGGAAACATAAGAAGTTGGGATTCAAGCTTCTTAATATTCGGACAGGAAGCATTGTGATAGATGTAGCCTTGACGATAGTAAGGCACAAGTTCCTTCACACGAAGTTCTTTCTTCATTCCCCCACGAGTTTTAAGCCAGATAAGTTCAAAAAACTTCCCTCGTTTAAACATTTCGTTTTTTATAGGTTGTTTGATAAACTCGTTGAGTGAAGTCTCTTCAACACCTAATACTTTCGCATCTAACCGTATCCCCATCTCAAACATAGCATCATAAAGTTCATCAGGGTAGAATTTCTCTGATACAATGTCTCGTATATAAAGCCGTGCATTGTTTAGGTCAATGCCAATACCTATGATTGCACTCTCAGCTGAGTGAAGTTTGACAGTTTTAGCAGGGTCAACAATTACTACATTTTCAATATTTTTGTCATTTTGGATATCAGCATCTGTTTTCTTCAGGTCATTTTCTCTAACTTGGTCTTCCCTTGTATGCCCATAGTAGCGGAAGTAGTCTTTTTGAAATGCAGCATCTTTAGTTGAGATAGGTAAGTTTCTAAGCTCCCTAAAAAATACATCTGTCATACCTGCATCTGAATGGTCTTTCCATTCTTTAGCAATGTCTTCATTAGACATAAATCCAGGCGCTACTGATCTGAAGTTGTCGTCACACGCTTCGAGACGTATACTTGCCCAGTCAGGTGCATCAAGGAGATTCTGGATTAGGGCATCTTCATGTTTTAAGGTGTCTATATACACTATTTTCCAATCCTTATGAAGCCTAGGAACTGCCTTAATTACATCTGCATAGAGCCAATTCTTACGTTTTGCCCTTATCACTTCACCTTCGATTGTCTCAGGGTCTTCAAGATCATCTATGACGATTAGGCCTGGACGAGAGTTTTTGAATAGAACTCCACGCACCTGTTGGCCAGAACCCCTTGGCAAAACAAATGTATCGTAAGCTACCCAAGCTTTCTTGCTGAAGCTTTCATCAACCTCATCTCGCTTAACTCCTCGTGGACGTATAGGGCCGAAGAACTGCTTGATGGCTCTGTTGGTTGTAAGTTCACGTCTTAAGTTTTCAGTCTGTAAAGCAGCAGCATCATGAGACATGTTTATGTAAACTATAAACTCACACTTTCTAAACAGTATATACCTCGCAATTAGGGCAAGAGCTACAATGGATGTCTTACCCCAACCACGAGGAGCTGCGATGGCTACTTTATTTGCTTTTCCGTCGATAAGATCAAATATCTTATCATGGACGTTTTCAGCAAAGGGTACATAAAAGCGCTCAGGGAAGAATGTTAGAGCTGTAGCCTTAGTACTTATTGAGCAAGTTGAAAGTATTTTGGTTAGTTGAGAGTTCATTAGTTTGCGCTTCTTGAAAGTTCGTGCCAGTTTGTTCCATTACAGAATAATAATATAGTATCTCCGTCAGTAGCACTAAAATTTCCTGCCAATTTTAAATTATTACCATCTGTTACTGTTAAGGTATCATTAAATTTTAAAAGAATTTTTCTACCACTAAGAGAATCAGCGGCAGCGATTGAAGTTATTCCCGTATTACCTGTTATATTGAAAATTTCCCCTTCATCAGGTAAATTCAGTTCTGCTGCTGAGGCTACATCAATATACGGCTTATAAACTGTTCCGCCATAATAATGTATTGCTTTTCCTGAATTATCAGTAATTGCACCAGATTGATTATATAAATCAATGTATGTTGAATTGGCATCTATAGTAAGTGGCACATTAGAATTTCTAATTTCAAGATGATCAGCTCTAATTGTCATTGACTCGGTATCATTACAACCCTCGGCATACACGCCATCCATCGTTAGATAGTCAGGGCCAATACTCGATGTTTTTATGAGGTCAGCGGCAGATATAACAGCATTCATATCTTGAGCATTTATATTTCTAAGCGTTACATTTCTAACTTCAGCAAGTTCTATCCACCCGCCAGTATGTGCACCTGTTGTCCCAACCGCTTGCACCTCAAAATTTTCTATATTGATACCCATGGAACTTAACTGTACTAAAATAGTGGCTTTACTTGAAGCTTCATCTCCACCTCTTGCAACATTCATTCCTCTTAGAGTAAAACTTCTGACAGGTAAGCCTGTATCGCCAACTGTTATTACATTTACGCTATGAGAATGCTCGCAATTATATTTGGATATTAAAATATTTCTCCCACCTTTGAAAGCAACTCCACCATTATTACCGTTTTGTATCTCAGAACTCATGCTATTAATCAGTATACCCGAACATGAAATAAACTCCATGTCATCCCAAACTGTTCCACCATATACACCCAATTTGGTTATATTGAAGTTGTGAATTTCATTAAAATACCCATTTCGAGTATTATCTACTAATCGCACATTGTTTATAATAGCTGCTGTTGAATTTTTAAAATACAGGGCTGCGTCAGTATCGGTAGTCGCTACGCCACCATTATTTTGAACCCTTAAATTTCTAATCTCAACAATAGATGGAGTATCCAGATAAATAACAGCGCCAGTTTTAGAATTTCCATCTAAAGTCATATTTTCTATACGTTGACGAGTAAAATAAGAATCGACTTTAATTAAATCAATATTAGCATTCTTTTTTATAGTAGTGTTATCAATAGAACTACCAATAAAGCATACCTTCCGACCATTATTAACAATTCCTGTAGTGCACAAATAAATACCAGGTTTGAAATAGATAATTCCTCCTCCACCCAACTCTTTTTGTACTCCTGCTGCTGGGATAGAATTAATAGCAGCTTGGATGGCAGAAGAATCGTCGTGAGAATTATCTCCCAAAGCTCCCCACCACTGGGGATAAACTTTTTTCATTACACCTTTGCCAAAAGCAACACTCCCATCTCCACTAAACACCTGATAAAGTCCAGCAGAGAAAGGGCCGTTGATGGTGAGAGAGGCAGTTGTATCTATGTCAAAAACATTAGATGCAGCATCAACTGAACCAACTAAAGTTAGGTCAACTCCGGCAGGGAGAGTTAACTTTCCACCAGGAATGATTTTAATATTTTCGTTGGCAGCAGACGCAACCGTTGCTTGAACATTACTATCTTCATTAACAATGATAGTTACTTCTTCATTCTCAACCCAAGTGAGGACATCTGAAAGTTGATTAAACCAGTTGAGTTTAAGTTCAGCTCCATCAAGGAAGTCAAGGTCTCCAGCGCCTGCGAAGATTTGGAAGTTCCCTGCTTCAATGTTCTTGAGGTTGCCTACAACAACTCCAGCATCGACTGTAAGGATATTGCCAGGATCTTCCCACTTAAGATGGACATCATTTCCAGGTGAATAGTTTGCAGTAATTGTCTGAGGTTTAGATACTACAAGTGTTATCTCATCATTTGTAGTTAAGGCAAAAGCTGTTTCGATATTGGAGAACCAACCTGTTTTGACAACTGACCCTGCAGCGAAATCTATATTGCCTGTGCCTGTAAAGATTTGACGATTAGGTGCTCTGATGTTCTTTGTGTTGAGGGTTAGTTGCCCTGAATTTGTAATAGAACCATCTCTGTCAAATTCAAGTGTAATATTAGATGGGACTGTCAAGGTTGTTACAACTTGCGGTGAGACAATCTTGATGGTTCGCTCGTTAGCACCAACTGCATCTATTGCATCATTGAGAGTTTCATAAGCACGAGAATCTGTCCAGATGGCGTTTGATGAAGTTACGATTATATCTGAGAAGAATTCTGCATTTGCAGGAGATGTAATGAGAGTGATTGTTAAGATTAATGAAAGTATGAATTTTTTCATTAGCTTATTTCCTTTCCTTTGTTTATTTATTAAACGAAGCAACACTTGCATTAGCAATTCTCGTTCGCCAGTTAGTACCTCGAATAAATTGTTTATTTACTCTTCCTTGTTTTAATTGTATTATTTTATTGTCCTGATTCTTTTGAGTCTCAATTGGTTCTATAAATTCATCATGTTCATATATAGTGTTACTCCTATTTCCACCATGAACTACCATATAAACATATGATGGAGGAATTGTAATGACATTTGAGAATAAAGATCCCATTCGTAAATGGAAGTTGGCATAAAGATTTATACGTGGTTCTTCTTTTTGAACTAATACTATAAATGGACTGGTCCTAGCTTTAACATGAGGTGCGTAGAATTTATACAGTCGTCCGTCGGGAGCTTGACCAATCACTTGGTAATTGATTAAAAAGTGGGATGTAGGAGTGTTATCTGCTAAATATTTCATATGAGAAACCCATCCAGGAACAACCCAATCATCGTTATCAAGTCTAGCCATTATTGAAGTTTTAGGTAAGTCCAAATTTTTAACTATGTTTTCAGGACTACCAAGATCTGCTTCCCTTCCCCAACATTTAGATACAGAGACTGATTTCTCCCATTCAGAAGTATCTCCACTAGTATAGATAAATTCTACATTTAAATCTCCCCAATCTAAACTTTGTATCTTTTTAGTCGCTATATTACCTTCAGCACCTGTTACTACACAAACTTTAAAGTTTTGATCTATTTGATTCTTAAGACAGTTTATGAAATTTCTTTGCATTAAAGATATACGTCCAAGATCTAACACTCCTATTTTGGGAAGAATCCCTAAATTATTGTATATAGCCCTAGTAATTATAGTGGTATCAGGCCACCTATGTTTTGGAACTATTCTATTTCTAGGGAAATACATACAAGAAAATCCCCATTTGGATTCAAATAGTTCACGTCCTTGCTGAATGATAGGATTTTTTGTTTTATCTTTAATGTAGTTTTCTGTTCTGCTTGAATGATCATTATTAGCTATTAGGTCTTTATCAACTATAGTAGCAATCTTCCATCCAGCTTTCCTTACATTCATACTCATATCGAAGTCCCAAGAACCAATGCAGTAACGAGTATCAATGATTTTAGGGATTGAAGCGACCTTTGTGCGAATTAATATAGACGTTCCTCCAGTGAGATCTATGTCTACTATATGAGGAGAGGTATTATAATTTACTGGGGTACAGATAACTTTAGTGCCTTTTACTCTTCGATGGTAAAGTAATTCATTAAAAACAACATCTACCATGCCATAAGTAGAGTTTTTAGGGTTAGTTAAAAATTCAAATTCTCGATCTATAGTATTCTTAGCATAATCCATATCATTGTCAGAAATGAAGATGAAAGGAGTCTTATTTATCCGTCTAAATTGTTCAGCACGGGGAGGAGCTATTCCTATATTTCCTTCAGTGAAATAGATGTCTTTTTCTATAAAATCAGAAGCAGCATTAATAATATCCTGTTTTACATTATCAGAGATTTGTTCCTCACCTTGTACATGGAGGCAGAGGTTTAGTGGTAGAGATGTAGTTTTAGGAATATCGATTAAAGTTTTTATTAATCTATCTTCCAATAACCAAGATACAATAGCAACTGTAATTTGAGGCATCATTAATCAAAAACTCCATACATAAATTAAACGGTTTTGGATAGGTATTACTTTAACTGGGGTAATATTAGATGTCCATCGACTTATATCATCTTTTGAAACATCGTGTGTTTTATCACCTTTCCATTTATAAGGAAATGATAAAATAGCATTGTGACTTATTCTTCTTACTTCTTTAAATGCTTCAATTTGATTAGTTAAATGCTCCCATACCTGAAGAGCTATAAACAAGTCAAATTGTTTATCTTTTATTGGATAAGGAACAATATTCAAATTGTGGATTATTTCCTTATGTCCTGAATTTTTGAATTCTAATTCTATAATAGTTGAATTATTAAGTAGATACATACCCTCTGACCCAGCCTCGCATACTGAAGAAGGCTGAAGAATTTTTATTTCGTTAGCTACTAGACTCATATAGTCCCATCTACTCCAAGTCTTACGAGGGGCATAGTAAGGAAGGGATTTAGCCAATCTGTTATACTCTGATTCGGTTAGTAAATTTTTCATTCTATTTAGTCTGATTCCATCTAAAATCCTTACGGTCTTTGATGAATAAAGGATGTTCTTCCAAGTCATTGAAGTTAATTTCTTTAGCTCTTTTACCTAAAATAGGTCTCTGTATATTACTCCAGAAGTTGTACTTTATCTCAGAAATTATTCCATCTGTATAACCATATTTTATGAGTTCTATTCTTTCTGAATCTTTATCCCAAATTCGTTGTTCTGAAGCTATGATATCATCTATATTTCTACGAACTACTATTACTAAGGTATCCTCTCTTTCTATTCCATGTAGCATATGACAAAGCCCAGGACATTGAATTACTACTTGACCTTTTTGTAGATAATATTGGAGGAGTCTGAAATCATGAAAGTTTATATATTTTTCATCTATGTAACTCTTTCCTGTATCTTTAACCATAATCTTTGCAGCTATACGTGTACCGGAGCGTTGAGGGCCAGAGATTATTATGTTACTGGATTTTTTTAAGTGTTTGAACATTTAATTATTCCAAGGTTGAGTTTTTAGAAGTTCTTCAAACGTCATTACTTTGTGTTTATCAAGCCAGAGTTTTTCCTTCTTACCATATTGTATAGCTTCAGTCCACCACTTATAGACATTTATGAAGCGGCCAAAGCGTTCAGTGATTGCTTTTCTGTTACGAAGCATCATTGCTTTCCCACCGAGAATGTAACAGGAGACGAGGAAGCCTATGGCATGAGGGCCTTCGCCACTTCTACTCCAGAGGCGATATTTATCTTGGCCGACAGTTACTATGTTAGGGTTCTTTCCATTGACGTCAGATTTAGGAAAAGGGCCTATATGAATTGCAGGGGAGGTTGGCACAGCCCAGTTTTTAAATCCTAAGAGCCAGGGTTTGATTCCTATGTGCATGTCTCCTCCGCCCCAGGAGAGTCTGTGGTCACTTAAAGCACCATAACCTCCAAGGCCTTTTTCTTTATCTAAGAACCAATCACGGCGACAGATCCAGGGCATGCCTTTCCAAGTTATTGTTCGTGGGTGGTCGTAAGCAGTGCCCCAGTCTCCTAATTCATTAACTGACATATCACGATCATGGCGAGAACGTGAAGAATGCTGGTGTGCCCAGTTGATTGGAGCGTGGGCGAAGCCAAGGATTTTGTCATCTTCTTTAGAGTCCATGAAATTGACTAAGTCGAGGATCATGTCTCTTCCAATTATCATATGAGAGTCAACGCAGATGATGTAAGGAGCTTTAGCATGCTTTATTGCTGTTTCTCGTGCAGTGAAAAGGCAAGGGAAGTTCTGGCGATATACTCTTATTAGGCCATCTTCTATGTATTTAGCAGGAATTATTGAGCTTAAGCGCTTGTAGATTTCAACATCTGAATTGTCGCAGATGACTATTTCACCGTTTCCTTCACCAAGAGGTTTTAGTTCTTCAATGCAGGAACGGATAGTTACAGCAAGCATTGCTGTATCATTGCGATTGGAGATAATGATTGATACTTTTGGCTTCATAATCCCTTTGTTTAATTATAAAACATAGATTATTTAATCCCTTTACCTACAGCAACACCGAACAAGCCAGTTATTATGCTGTTGACAACACCAGCAGCATCTGTGCCTGAGAGTACAATCATAGCCATGATACCAAGAATTAAAACAGCGACTATTACAAGATCTTTATCATCATAATCGAATTTGTTCATTCTTAACACTCCTTATTTATGAGGAAAGAAAAGGCCTGCGAGGACATCTATTAATCTCTTAATAGGTCCCATTACCTTGTTAATAGCATCCCAGGTTTCTTTTTGACCACCAGTAGATATACTTGGCATAGTTTTGATGATCTGCTCTACACCATCTACAACGAATGCTTTCTTCTTCGTACCAGTGCCAGGGCCTAAGAGCTCCTCGGCAATCTTGATTAAATTAGTAACTAACGGAATTAATTGTAGTGCGACTAACCAGTTCATTTTTGTACCTCCTTAGTAACTTCTGCTTCAGGAATTTCCTCAACAAGCATACCTGAAGCTTTAGCTGCTTCAATACCACGTTTTTTGAATTCTTCAATATCACTAGGTGTAAGAAACATATGAGCATTTTCACTCTGTACTTTTGCAGGGGCACGATGGCCACCTATATCCATTAATACAGTGTCTGCTGCTTCTTTTTGTAACTTGGATTTTTCTTCACCTTCAAGGATTTGTTCGTAAGTTTTTATTGCAAGCGGGAATAGTTTAGCAACTTCCTCTGATACACTTACGAATTCTTCATCTCTTTTCTTTCTCATTTCAGAAAGTTTCTTTATACCTAATTCAGAGTTTATAGTATTAGAGACAGTTGCAGGAGTTATGTTTAGGGACTTTGCAATTTCTGGTGCTTTCATCCCTAAGAGCGCAAGACCTATGATTTCATGCGTGCGTTGCCAGAGCTGCTGGATGTTGTAAGTTTTCCTTTCACCAGGGAGCGCTCGTCTCTTGTCTCGTTCTCTAACTTCAAACCCATAAAGGGATGTCTGTGCCTGTGTATTGTTCATATAATTATTATATATGTTCTATAGCCCATTGTCAAATCATTTTTAGGCAAAAATGGTTGTAGATGTAACTATAAAGAATTATCTAATTACCTTCGTTTAATTAATAAACAGAGGGTTGTTTTGCACCCTATACAATGCACACCTTACTCTCACTCTCATTCTCACTCCCACCCTTGTCTCATTCTCACCTTACTCTTAATTTTCCATTTGTCAACAATAGTTGTAGAATTTGCCAAAATGTGAGGGAGCTAACCCACCGGCTAATAGGGTAATATTCCCCCTTCGACGCTTTTTTATAACGTACTGAAATCATTGAATAAAAAATAGTTGTTGACAAACAATATTGTTTATGTAATGATAAGGCATAATAATAAAAAGGGGGTGAAATATGGTAAATTTTTACACAGACGGACACAGTGACTTAATTGTCACTGACAGCCACGTCGGTATTCTTAACGGGTGCATGGCGACGGGTGGGGAGCAGGAAGGGACTTGCTCCCATGTCTCAATGTTTCAGGACAGTGAGTATAACTGTCCTGCAGAAGTTGACCTGTCAAAGGCAAGGCGGCAGTTAGAAGACCGCCTGCGGAAAGACGGTCAACTGTTAAAGAAGCTGCTGTTTACGGCAGCTTGGTTGACCGAGCACAAAGGGATTCGGGAGGGCTTCCTGGAAGCCCAGCTCGAAAAAATTTAACCCAGCCACAGAACCGTCCCGCTTCGGCGGGACAAATCAAAGGCGTATCTCTCAATAGAGAGGTACGCCTTTTTTATTCCGGCCAAGCCAAGAAGGAGGCAATTATGAAAATCAACAGAATGACCTTACAAGAGACTGTAAGGGAGATAATCCGACTGGTCAAAGACGGCCAGTCTAATTCAAGGCACGTAGAGAAACTGCGTGCTCGGGCAACCAGACTCCGGGCAGAACAATGTCCGGAAATCGAGGTTATTGACCTCTTAGACCTGAAGTAAGTAAGTTAGGTCTTTGTTCTTTGACAATTTGCGACGTTTAGATCGTTCAGGTCTATACGTCAATGTTAGACCTTCCATGAGAAACTCAATGGAAAGGAGTTTATTATGGAAAACAATCTGGGTACGTTGATTGGTAAAGTGATCGATAATTTTTCGATCACGAACGACGCTGGGGATAAAGTCCAGTTGAGGTTGACGTTTGATTTCAGCACGTCAACCGACAATGAGATCAAGTCATGGTTATGCGGAAACAGGCGCATAGCCCTTCAAAGGCCTGCAAGAGCCATGAGTAAGGATGAATTGAATGATCTTAACAATACGACGATCATGGCCATTGATGCAGGTAAGAAGGTTAAAACCAGAGCAGAGAAAATCAAGGTTTACACCAGTATGGGATTGCCAGAAAACATGGCAATCATGGCAGTTGATAATCCTGGAAAGTTTCAGGAAGCTATGAACAAGGTGAGCCATGAATAAAACATTGAATGATATAGAATTACGTTTAATATGGGATCGCTGCTGCGCATACGTGAATAAAATGAGTGACGATAATCCAGAAGAGCATTTTTATAAAGATACTTTCGGAGAGCTATTAAACATTAAAGCGTGGCAACTATTACAGGAAGATAATAAATAATAACATTTCATGGAAGGTCTAATCTAAAGCCCTTTGTTTTATTAATAAACATAGGGCTTTTTTATTGCTGATTTTCAGTTAGAACTTAACCATTCTTGAGAAATAACAACTGCTATTGTTCACAACTTGTTGTATTTTTACCAATTAATACATTGACAATGAGGTGTTCTATGTGTATATTATGTAATTGTAATCGTAATTGTAATCGTAATTGTATCCGACTCCCCTGCCTCCCATATATGTAAAAAAAAAAAAAAAAAAAGGGGGGAATGGGGGGTCAGTTACAAATACAAATACAAATACAAATACAAATACAAATACACATACATTAAAGAGAGAAAACTAGGAGGGTCTTAAATGATTATAGAAGATAGAGAAAAGGTTAGGAGGGAGGCGTCTGTACCTGTGCAGTCAAGAATTGACATTAGAACCTTAGCAGAGATTTGTCAGTACTTTGCAGATGGAGGTGCGATGGTAACTACGGCAAGCCAGTTGGTCTCATGGTCTTTGGAAGTATTAGTTGAGACACTAAAAAGAAATGGTAAGGTTAGGCCTGAGAAGCCTTCGATTGAAGCTGCATCTCAATTCTTGGAGAGTAATGGTCTTATGCAGAAGAGGATGAAGAAAAGAAAGTTAACAATGGCTGAAGGATTTGAAGAGTTGAGAATGGAAGGCGTAGACCCAAGAATGTACGCAGGAGATGCTTATAAATCTATTCATAATAATCCTAACTGGACTGGTAAGATGCCAAGAATGAGCAATACTCAAGATACTCAAACAAGTGCAGGAGATGTAATAGATAAATCTTTCTTAAATGAAGCTGTAAAGACATATAATGAGATAAGTGAAAAGGATATTAGAGAGAAGGCTAAAGAAGAAGTGAGGAGGGTTTTAGCTAATGCAGATGTAGATGAAAATGGAGTTGTTACTCCTCATGGTTTTGATAAGAATAATCCAAAAGGTATTGTTGATGAAGAGTTTATGGAGAAGATTGAGGAAGAAAGAAGGCTTAGGGATGAAGAAGAGAAGAGGAAGGAGAAAGAAGCTAAGGCTATTAAAAAGAGGAATAGAGAAAGAGAGAAACTTATGGAGAAGTTGAAAGAACTGGGTGAAAAAGAGGAGTTTGAGGACTTAGATGCAAGTTGTCAGGTTAGAAAGAGATCAGATGAAGAGATTTTAGAGGATAGAGTTAGAAAGGATAAAGAACAAGAAAGGTTGCTGAGTGAGTTGGATGAAGTGCCTAGTGATGGGGTTGAGGGAGATTAAATAACACTTTGTTTAATTATAAAACATAGAGAGATTGTTATGGATAGGGATGTATTAGCAGAAAGCGTCCAGAAAATTTTGAGGCAAGACAAAAGAATTCTAGAGAGGTTCTGGAAATATGTAGACAGAAAGTCTAAAGATGAGTGTTGGAATTGGAAGGGTAAACTATATAACGGTTACGGACGATTCTCTATGCTTAAAGGGATGGGTGCGTATAGAGCGTCATGGATAATCAATATAGGTCCTATACCAGGTGGTCTATATGTACTCCATAAATGTAACAGCAGAGCATGTGTTAATCCTAATCATTTGTATCTTGGTACTCAATCTGATAATATGAGAGACATGATAGTTCAAGGTGGGGGTGGTGTAGGACGTCCGTCTCGTTTGAATAGTGAGGACATAAGATATATAAAGGAATTGTATTCGACTGGAGCCTTCACTCATGCCTTTTTAGCTGTTATGTTTGGTACGAAAAGGGTAAGAATCACCCAAATAATCAATTCAAAAGACTGACCCATAGTTGCAATTTATCGGCTGTAAATTTAAATAACGGTTCGCTGCTTGTTGACATTGACAATGGGACGTGGTATGGTGGCGTTATGAAGATAAAAAGTGAAAAACTTTACAAAGGTACTTTTAATTGGTATGGAGAATTGCATGTTCTCTATACACATGCAAAGTGTCAGAATGCAGCTTTTAACAACTTCTGCACACAGCTTAGTAAAAAGTTAGATAAGAGCAGAAGATCTATCTACATTTACTTTGTAGATGGAAGTAAGGATAACTATAAAATAAAGATGGAAAGGAGGTGAAATAATGCTTGGTTACTTTGAATGGGAGAGAATTGGAAAGCTTCGTACTGGAGAAAATGTTTATTATAGTTCGAAAATAGACGAATATGCCAAGGAGTTTGATAATATGTACTTAACGTCAATTACAGAAGAAGAATTAAAGGAGGTGATTAGAGATGGCAAACAAAGAGGCAAAGAAGCACTACATAGCCAAGCATCCTCTCGGAAGGTTGACAGTAGCTGAACTAAAGGCAAAAGCCCAAACCGAAGATATCCTTGTCTATGGAGACAAAGCGCAGATCCTTCAATGCTTTGACCTGAGAAAACAAATGACCGACTTATTTAGGATAAATAAAGGAGGAGGCCATGCACCTATCACAAAATAACTTTTTTGAAGGCAGGCAAACCTTCAAGACAAAAGAAGGCTCAACAATTACAGGGCAGGTCTACACATACGAGAGCAAGCTTGGACTGTTCGATGTCTTGCTTCTGAATGGTAGAAAGCTCTATCAAAAGAATATGAGAGGCTATAACTTAACACCGACGAAGATACACAAAGAGATCGAGAAGCACTACTCAATCTAAGGGGAAAGTATGGAGGTTGAAGATAGACAAAGAAAAAGGGACATTAGAGAAATCTTTAAAGAAAGACCTAAGCTTTATAAATGTCCTTTGCCTAAGAAAAGACAGCGTGTAATTGCTAAGGCAGAAGAGCCTGGCGAAGTAAAGGTGTTTTCTGAAGAGGAAATTTTTCTATATAAAATTAAAGAGTTTGAAAAGGACAGACAAGAAAGGAGACTTTATGAAAACTACAAAATGTAAGTGGTGGAAGTAAACAAAACATCTTCGTTTTATTTAATAAACAAAGGGGAAACAAATGCAACTAACGCAAGAAGAAAAAGCAAATCTAGAAGATGAAATCTGGTGGTGTAGAGAGAATATAAAATCTATTAACGCTCGCTTGAGCGTTTTAACAGATGCAAAGAACAACCTCCACGGTGAACTTTCCATGTGGAAAGAAAGACATGCAAAGGCTGATATGAAGTATGCACTTGCTACTAAATTAACTATATATAGCAGTAATGAAAGCAAGGAGAAAAAGGTAGGAATTACAAAAGCTCTTGAAAGTATCCTTGAAAACAAAGATAAACTTAAGAAGTTTATCGAACTCTTGGAAATGGAAGGAGGTGATTTAAAAGGGTAAGTAAATTTGCCAAAAAATACATTGACAATATGATCGACTACACTTATAATGTATTTTATCAACCATTGATTCATCATAAGAATGAATCAAATTTACTACTAACTTATTTTTTAAAAGGAGGTAAGAAATGCCAGAAGTTAAAGAGATTAGTGCAAGAAGTCCGAAGTTGGAAAGAGAAACTGTTATCATGGTAAACGTAGGCTCAACTGTTGAGGAGTCCATCGAGATGTTTGGTGGAGATGCCGTAAACTCTAATGCCATTGCTAACTGGGCAGTAACACTCCAGGCCGGTATTAGACGTGCTCATGCTGCCGGTAAAACAGACGATGAGATCCAAGAACTCCTGGGCGATGCTAAGATGGGTAAGGCTGTATCTGGTGGTCGGGTAGATCCTATCCAGGCCTCCCTGGCCAAATTCAAGACCATGAATGATGAGGAAAGAGAAGCATTCCTCGAAAAACTGCGAGCTGCCGCTGCAGAGTAAGGCTCTAATTGAGCCACTTGAAAGGTGGAGAACATTGATTTGATCTCCACCTTTTTTAACTTTACAATGTTGTCAAAAGCCAGCAAAACGAAAGGAGAATAAAGAAGATGAAGAAAGTAAAAGACACTAAATATCCTACCATTAAGCAAATGTCTCTAATGTCGGAGAACCTCCGAAGTAAATTCAAAACACACTCAGATATTCAGATATCAACTCCCACCTACGAACACGGCGGAAAAGTGGAATACTATATATATGTAGCCAACAGGGTATCTAAATATCTACACTCTTGGCAAGAGCTTCTTTCTTCTTATCATAAGCTGATGGAGGATGAAGTTTAATGAGTAGACATGGTATCATGTTATGCTATCCTTTCGAGGAAAAACGCCTCCTTAAATGGAAACCTCCCTACATAGTTCAACCTAAATACGATGGTGAACGCTGCAGAGCCATACCTATTGGAGACGGCAAGTACATGCTCCTCTCCAGCCAAGAAAATCCTTTCTTCAGCGTACCTCACATTGTCAAAGATCTTTCATCCCTTGGAATAGATGTTGAATTAGATGGTGAACTATACTGTCATGGTATGAGTTTTGAAGACATACATTCTATTGTCTCAAGGACTGTAAACATCCATCCTGGGTTTAGAGACATAAATTATCACATCTTTGACTGTATAGATGAACAGTCACAATTATTAAGGCTTGGTAAACTTAATAACATAATTCCTTTTGGATGGGATAGATCATTGGTAAGAGCTCCTTACTACATCTGTAATTCACTTGAAGATATCATGCGAACCTATGAAAGATTAATAGAAGCAGGTTATGAAGGTATTATTGTTAGACATCTTGAAGCACCTTATGTAAGAAAGAGAAGCATTTACATGATGAAATTTAAGCCAAAAAAAGAAGATGTCTATGAGTTAAAAGGGTATAGTGAAGAACTATCTATCGACGGAACTTTCAAAGGTACACTCGGTAGATTAATCTGTGCGTCAGAGGATAAAGAAGTACCTTGGTTAGGGGATTATCCTGCCCACTCAAAATTACCAGACGGATACTTTGGAGTAGGGAGTGGATTTACTCAAGAGCAAAGACAGGACTTTTGGAATGGTATAGATGCGCTACCTGACAAAAAAGTCAAAGTCCAATATCAACACTTAACTTCAGGAAAAGGTGTACCAAGGTTTCCTGTATTTCTGGAGGTGATTTAAATGGGATGTGAAGAATGTGGTGGGGATCATAGTCAATATTGTAGTTCTTGTAGACCGCAAGTAGACATAGATAAAGTAAGAGAAGAAGGACTTTATAAAATTCTTGATCTTCATTCAAGAGCTCTAGCCTGCCATTGTGAATGTCTAGGAATGAATGCTGAGAATTCTTGGGCAGTGTGTGCTAATACAACTCCTCCATATAGCATGCAACACTATCAAAATGCAATGCTAAAATGGGGACTTACAAATGAAAAAGGAGAGCCAATAATATGAAATTCTACGTAGCAGGAGTCAGATTTCATAAGTTCCATACCATCGTAAACAGTCTGAATGAAGGAGACTCTGTACAGTTAGTGCTGGAACCCTCTAACAAATATGATAAATTCGCAGTGAGGGTGGAAGTCCAGAATACTATGCTTGGTTATGTACCTAAGATACTAAGTGAAACAATCAGTAATAAAATTAGTTCAGGAGTAACCCTAACTGCCAAAATTAATAAGCTCTCTCTTGAACTTGAACCCTGGAATATGTTAAAAGTTGAAATAAAGGAGGAACCAAATGTCTAAAAAATACCACTGCGCAAACTGTGGTATAGAACTCAAAGTTGTTCGGAAGGCTATTCCACACAAAAGAATGATAATGAACTTTGTAGAGCCTCACACTTGTGATATTGAAGAAGGTGTAAAGAAACTTGAGGAGTTTAAGAAAGCTGACAAGAAAACTAATGTAGACAAGTTCTTTGATGACTTTCTCTTCGTTTCAAAATTAAACAAAGCAACCGCCGAACATGAAGATGTTATTAAAGAAAGTGGCGACAAAAGGGACAAGAAACACTTGAGAGAGGAATTAGTAACCTCTTCAGCTCCCTTAAATATTCTCGATAGAGTTGCTTCATCTATAAACACAACGCCTGCACATGATACTATGGAGGAGCCTGAAGACGTTGAACACAGGGAGGACTAAAATGTCCAAAGTATATATCGTAAATAAATCAGCTCATGATTTCTCAGCTGCAGACAAGTACGGAGAGGTAATTTTCCTATCTGAAGGTCCTATGAATCGTTACAGTGTAAATCATATGATGAGACAGTTTACAGATAGAATGAAAGATTCTAATGCTGAAGACTATTTAGTTCCATGTTCCTTAAATGTTATGAACTCGGTGGCGAGTTCTATTCTCTCATTCAAGCATGGTAGATTAAACCTGCTTCTTTTTAAAGAAGGAGACTACATCGAAAGGAACATTGTGTTTGAGAATATTAAGTGAAAGGAGGTGAAAATGTTAAGGTTCAAAACGACTACTCCGGAAGGAAAAGTATTTCTAAGTCCATTTGTGTATGATCTCGATACAGTACAAACTAACCGAAAACTGATGAGATTCAAAAAGTTAGTTAGGAAATCTAAAATAGAGCCCGTTGAAGTTTCCGAGTACCCAGTTGATGCTATTTATCACTGGGGATTGAAAACTCTCGACATTACCGAGTTTGTTAAAAAAGTTAAATTAACAGAATCTTTATGGGAGGATTTAAACAATGATAACGGAGAGGACTTTGAAGAAATGGAGGAAGGAAGCGCTTGAGGTAAAGGAAATTCATGATAGACACAGTAAAATAGACGGAATGGGTGCTTTAAAGACCATGGAAATCTGCGGACGCATCCTCCGCATGACCCAAGAATTACTTGACACTTATCTAATACGAAAGAAGTAAAAAAGGAGGAAATATGGAAGAATTTTCTGAATACCTTGAATATCTTGGTGAAGGAGTCTATGTAAAATACGACGGGTATGGCTTCTGGATACTAGCAAATGATCATATGGATCCTACTGATAAAATATATCTTGAGCCACATAATTTAGCAGCACTCAACAGATTCGTTGATAATCTAAAAAGGAGGAAACTAAATGACCTTTCCAATTAAACCACACCCTACCTGGGACATCAGAGATTCATCTAAACTTGATGACTACCTCGACTGTCCTCGTAAGTACTTCTTCAACCATATCTTAGGTTGGAGAGTTGATACACCTCAACATGATCTTTATTTCGGTCAGGCCTGGCACATAGCCCGTGAACACATGCTAATCAATGGCTACGAAGACATAGGAGGTGCTTATGACACTTTCATAAATTACTATCGTGAAGAGTTTTCTGAGGATACTGATGAACTTTATCGACCGAAGAATCCGGATGCTGTACTTTTGGCCTTATCTAAGTTTGCTGAAAAGTACAGGAATGACCTAGAAGAAAATGGACTCTTATACACTGAAATCTCTGGCTCAGTCCCTGTTGATGAAAGAAGAATTCTCTACTTTCGAATGGACTCTGTTTTAAGAAACAAAAAAGAAGGCTACATATTCTCCTGGGACCATAAAACTACTAAACGCTTCTCACGTCAATGGGAGGAGAGGTTTTATCTAAGTATCCAAAATGGAACTTATACACACTGCCTTTACTGTATGTATCCAGAGGAAATGAAAGCAGGACTAATTAAAGGTGTAGAATTCTGCGGTACTGAATTTAACTTCCTCAAGCGTGCAAGTAAACTCCGCCCTGCTGGCTACAACATAGGATTCCAACGTGTCCCTGCATGGAAAAACCCTAGAGCAATGGACGTATGGCTGTGGAATACTGTTGATCTCTTAGATGATCTTGATGAAGATATGGAAAGACTATCCCAATGCAAGGAAAGCGACTCAGTAATGATGGCTTTTAGGCAAAATCCTAACAGCTGTTCTAAATACTGGGGTTGTATGTTCCATGACTATTGTCTGACGTGGAGTAATCCTTTACAACACTGCTTTGAGCCACCTTTAGGGTTTCGTCAAGAGTTTTGGGATCCTATGGAGATGGAGACGACAAACAAGATGGAGTTAAAATGGAGGGGATAATATGAAAAATATTCGTCAAAAGTGGCAATGGGAAAGATGCTTCCATAGCAAAGGTACTATTGCAGGAATTACTGTTAGATTAAGACAAGTAGCTAACTATGCAAGCACCTTACCAGAAGAATCTGAAGAGCTAAAGGTAATGGCTGCGAAATTAGGAAATATGGTACAGATATGGAGTGATGAGAGAGTAAGAAAGAGATCTTGGGATAAGTACAAACACCTCAAAAAGGAGATAACTAAATGCCCTTAGACATCAAAGCAGAAATAACTAAGGTAAAAGAATTCTACGAAAACGATGAGAAGCAGAAGACATTCAATCTTCTGCTGGTTGGTGAATCTGGGAGTGGCAAAACTTTCATGTCTCGTACTGCACGCAAACCTGTCCACATTGACTCTTTCGACGTTGGCGGAACCAAGTGCGTTCGTAAGTGGATAAATAAAGGAGAAATAATCGCCGACACAAGGTGGGAATCTGAAGATCCATTAAAACCTTCTGAGTTCAAAAGGTGGAAGAAAGAGTTTGAATATAGACTTTCTTCCAACTATTTCAGTCACTTTGGCACTTACTGGCTATCCTCAGGAACATCATGGAGTGATGCTATTATGAACTATGTCCTTGCAAAAGCTGGCATTGCTGGAGAAGCCCCTCGTTTCACCAAGGACTACACGCCTCAGAAGACAACAATAAGAAACTATATCTCAAAGATGCTAAACCTACCCTGTGACTTCATCTTTGAAGGCCATCTTAAACTTGTCGAAGATCCTGATAAAGGAACCGTCTTCCGCTTTATGACGACAGGTCAAGGGATGATAACTATTCCTCTTATGTTCGATGAGATCTATGTAACCTCACCTAAAGAAACCTCCAGTGGGATTGAATATCGCTTGTTGACAAAATCAACTGGGACATTCCTTGCACGTTCAAGACTAAGTGCAGATGGATTATTAGATACTTATGAAAAAGCTGACATCAAGCACATTCTAAAGAAAGCAGGGATGCCTTTTAAAGACAAAGAGTTATTATAACACTTTGTTTAATTTTAAAACGAAGGGAGGTGATAACATGAACGATCCGTGGATTCATAGAAGTAAAGGTATGAGTTGCCATACTTGTATGTGGTATGTCCAAAAGGCTAAAGCAGAAGGCAGTAAAAACACGGCGCCAATAGGCCGATGCCGCAGACATGCACCAACTATGAATGGTTATCCAGTTGTTTTTGAAACTGATTGGTGTGGAGATCATAAGCTTGATGGAGAAAAAATATAAACTAACTTAATTTTAAGGAGGAACAACTATGAGTATGTTAGACTTAACAGATCAATTAGATGATATCGAAGGTGCAGAAGAACCTACAATCGCCGAGGCTGGTGAGGAATACAAGCTTCGCATTGTCAGCGTCAGAGAAGGAACCGACAAGAACAGTCTCGATTACTTCGCACCGCTCTTTGAGGTTGTTGGTGCGCCTATGGTAAAAGAGTTCAGCGGCTTCCTTCACATCCCTAATAAAGACAAGATGGAAGAAAAGCAGTACAGACGCTCACTTTATGCAATCAAGATCTTCGCAGAATGTTTTGGCCTTGATTTATCCCGCCCTGTGGATTACGAAGATGATCTTCCAGGCCTTGTAGGTTGGGCAATTCTCGGCGCAAAAACAGATGATACCTATGGAGAACAGAATACTATAAGGAAATATATAGCTCCAAGATAGACTGGAGTTAAACATTAACCCTATTACCAGAAAGGAGGCCTCAAAAAATAAAGTTTTACGGTTGAAAATAGTAACCAGTTGATGATGGTAGAAAGTGGTGTTTAGTGAAAGTGCTAAGCACCACTTAACTAAACTAGAAAGGAGAAGAAAAATGGAAGGTGCTCACGGCGTCTGCAAGGAATGTGGAGAAAATTTTTTTGTGGATAGTGAAAATTGTGGAACAGATGAATCTTTGTGCGAGGACTGCAATGCGCTTGTTTATGTGATGGATGGGGAGGTTAGGCAAACAAGCAACTTGGAAGATCATATTTGCAAGGTCGAGGAGGCAGAGGAAACTAAGAAGAAGGAGGAACCAAAGATGACTGATATTGTAAGAGTGCTTAGGATAATAGAATATGTAGGCAAAAGAAGATGGGTTGAAGAAACAGTATCTAATTCTATACACGGAACAAAGAAAATTACTTCCCGTGGAAGGATATTTGCAGCAACCATTGGAAGTTATCCAGAGATACTCAAACAGGAAGAACATACACCTAAAAAGAAAGAAGCTAAAGATGACAGACGGAGAAACAGTAGCGGATAGAGTGGCCAGGGAATTAACAGACAAAGACTTTGAAGATATTAGGGGGATTCTATGAGAGATGTAACGGCTAGAGATATACAAAATGCGATTGCGGACATTCAGCTCTTTTCGCTATCAGAGCTTTGTCCTGAATGGGCAATTAGTGTGGTAAGTGAGATTGGCTATTTGCTGGAGAGCATTCTATGCGCCAGGGAATTTCCTCGAACGCCCGACAAGGAGGAAATATGAAATATAGATTAACAATATGGGGAATAATGATACTATCATTTACTTCAGTTATGCTTGCTACATATGGTGGCGTTCAACTCCTTACCCGATCTGAGCGGTATGGTCTTATAGAATCAAAACAGACTAAGATAAAAGAGTTAGAAATGAAAGTGTACAAGCTAAAACAACTTAATGAAATGATTCCTATACTAGAACAAATATTCACTCCACAGATGATAGATGAATTAGGGGTACTGGCTGAGAAGTTAAGACAGGAAAAAAGAAAGGCAACTAAATAAACTAAAGAAAGGAGAAACATCATGACTAATGAAGAATTCTTGATTGAAGTAGAAAATTCACACAACAGAAGTAAGAAAATCCTAATCAAAAAAGGCATAGAGTATTCAAGTGGGAGAGATAGATTAGGACAATTCTACAGAGCTGGGGCAGTGCAAGCAATTTCATCAACTGAGGCACTTATTGGTATGGCCACTAAACATTATACTTCGATTGCAGATATGGTAAAAGATCCATTCAAATACTCTATAAAAGAATGGAACGAAAAGATAACCGACCTTCGTAATTATACTTATCTTCTGGACGCACTTATTAGAGATATGGGAGTTAAATAATGACTTGTCTTAACTCTAACAACATCAGATGGGACACTTATTTTCACTCTATATGTTGCGCAGTCGCTTCAAAATCCCCTTGCCTGAGCCGTCAGATTGGGGCAATACTTGTTAGAGACAAAAGTATTGTCTCAACCGGCTTCAATGGGCCTGCAAGGGGCTATGACCACTGTGAAATTCAGTGCCCTAGAAAAGTAATGGGATTTAAATCTGGTGAAGGTTTAGTTCATTGCCCAGCTGCTCATGCTGAAGGAAATTGTGTAGCAAATGCTGCCCGTATAGGTGCATCTACTATTAATACTACATTATATATGAACTGTATTATACCTTGCAAAGATTGTATGATATTACTTGTCAACGCAGGCATTAAAGAAGTTGTCGTAGATGACATAGAAAATTACCACGAGATGTCTATTAACATAGCTAAAAAAGGCAACATAAAAATAAGGAAATTTGAACTATGAGGATATTGATTTTAGGAAGTGACGGTTACATTGGATGGCCTTTGTCCCTTCATCTACTGAAAAAAGGCCATGAAGTAGCTGGCCTTGATTCATTAGTTAGAAGAAAAAGGGTAGAAAAATGTGGGTCTAATTCACTTACACCAATACACACTGCAACGAATAGAAGAATATACTCCAGAGAATATTCAAACTATATCAACGAGATTATGAATATTCCTTTAGGTATCTGGAAGCCATTTATTATAAGGAATGTTTTGAAAGAAATAAAACCTGACACTATAGTGCACCTGGCCGAACAGCCTTCAGCGCCCTGGAGTATGATAAATCCTGAGAAGGCATCTGAGACCCAACTTCAGAATGTCATAGGGACACTTCATCTTCTTTGGGCAATGAAAGAGATTTGTCCTGAAGCACATTTAGTTAAACTAGGGACGATGGGAGAGTATGGAACACCTAGTTGTGATATACCTGAGGGAGAAATCCCTCCTTTTCCATGTAAATATATCAGTAAAAGAGAGGATACATCTAATATGGAATATACTGAGGCCAAGAAGAATGTACTTGAAAATTATTCAGTTGAAAATGAGATGTATGAATTAGGTATGATCTGTCCTATGTCTGGCTTACCTTTTCCTAAATCTCCTGGAAGCTTCTATCACTTATCAAAAGTCCATGATACTAATAACATCATCTTCGCCTGCAAAACCTGGAACCTACGCTCAACTGATATTATGCAGGGTATAGTGTTTGGAGTTAAAGTAACTGGTGAGGAGTCTGAAAGGGAACTAACTCGCTTTGACTATGATCAGTACTTTGGCACAGTTATCAATCGCTTCTGCACCCAAGCTATCATTGAACATCCTTTGACAGTATATGGATCAGGTAAACAGACAAGAGGTTTTCTGCCTTTAAAAGACAGCATTCAATGTCTGACACTTACTATAGAAAATCCACCTAAGATTGGTGAGTATAGGGTCTTTAATCAGTTTGAAAATACTTACATGATAAAAGGTTTAGCAGAACTAGTAGCGAAAGCTGCTCAAGAATTAGGTCTGAACGTAGAAATATCTCATCTAGACAATCCCCGAGAAGAGAAGGAAGAACACTACTACTACCCAAGCCATCAGAAACTATTTGATTTAGGTTATAAACCTACAGGAGATATCTATAGAGAAATCTTGAATCTCTTAGAAGACATAATTCCTTATAAAGACAGGGTGATTAAAAAAGTAATAATGCCAACTACAAAATGGAGGTGAAGAATGAACTTTGAGTACAGACCACGTTTTTCCTTTGATATTACTGAGGAACAACAAGTACGTTGCGACAAACTAATCAACACTCACGGTATGCGAAAGGCTTTATTTCAACCTATCTTAGACGATCTCCTTGATTTACTTGAAGAGCACGGTCAGATCATTGCAGGGATTATTATGGGAAGGAAGACAAGACCTAAGGAAATAATGCCTATTCTTAAAAACGCTGAGAGGAGGGCAGAAAGATGAGTACTATCGAAGACTTACCTCAAAAGTCTATATCGGAAATGTCTACTGATGAGGCTATAGAACTCCTCAGAACCATTCGTCTTTCAAGACGCATACAGAAGGCATCTTCCAAGAAGTATGCTAAGAAATACACCAAGAAAGCTACGGAAGGTAAGAAAGGTAAGAAGGATTTAACTAAAGCAGATGCGCAAAAATTACTTAAACTTCTAGGAGGATGAATCAATGAATGTAGGTAAAGTAGCAATGGTGGATATCTCTGCTATTGAAATAGGTGATAGAGCACGTCAAGAAATGGGCGACTTACAAGGGCTTGAAGAGAGCATGCACAAGAGTGGTCTTATAGCACCTCTTGCTGTAAAAGAAACTGACAGTGGAAAGTATCTTCTTCTTGCAGGAGAACGTCGCATCTCCGTTTTATTAAAAAATAAAGTGGAACAAGTACCTGTTCGTATTTATTCCTCAGATATATCAGAACTTGAAATAAAAACTATCGAACTTGCTGAGAATTTTTTTAGAAAGGATTTTGAATTCTGGGAACATGATAATCTTGTAAGAGAAACTCATGAACTTCAACAACAGATTCATGGAGAGAAGATTTCAACCCTAGCAGATGCCGAAGGCTGGGGGATGAAGGAAACAGCTGAAATGATAGGTAAATCAAAAGGTGCGGTGAGCATCGCTATCAAAAGGGCTGAAGCCAGAGATGTATTTCCTGGGTTGTTTGAGAAGTGCAAGACTCAGAAAGATGCAACTAAAATATTAGATAAACTAAACGAAGCTGTGGTTAAAGACGCACTTGCAAAGAAGATTGAACAAGAAAGCATCGCACCTAATAAGCAACAGCTTATGAACAACTACATTTTAAAAGATTTCTTTGAAGGTGTCAAGGACATCCCAGATGGTATAATGCACTTAGTCGAAATAGACCCTCCATATGCTATTAACTTAAGCAGCGCAAAAAAAGCTGATGGGGAGTCTAAGTATCAACAAAATGAGTATAATGAAGTTGATCAAGATACATATATAACATTTCTAAGTAATACATTTAAAGAATGTTACCGAGTAATGACTGACCACTCTTGGCTATTATGCTGGTTTGCCCCTGAGCCTTGGTTCGAAGATATTTTTCGTCAACTAACTATTGCCGGTTTTCAAACTACTCGAATGTGTGGCATATGGACTAAGTCATCTGGACAATCAAAGCGTCCTGAGATTCATCTTGCAAATTCTTATGAAATGTTCTTTTATGCATGGAAAGGGCGTCCGGCCCTTGCTAAACCTGGAAGGGGTAATATATTCGACTTTTCTCCAGTCCCTGCACAATACAAGACACATCCCACAGAACGTCCTGTTGAGTTAATGAAAGAGATTTATGAAACCTTTGCATTTCCAGGCTCTCGTGTACTGATTCCTTTTCTTGGAAGCGGTAATGGTTTAATAGCTGCACAGGAACTTGGTATGAATGGTACAGGGTTTGAGTTAAGTAAGGGATACAGAGACTCATTCTTAGTTAAAACCTATAAGATGTAAACAACTACGTTTTAAAATTAAACAAAGGAGAATTAATGAAGCATACATTCGTTCCACCTAGAGGCCTTCGAGAAGCTACCCTTGCTGTATGTGGAGAGCAACCAGGAGTTCAAGAAATAAAATGGAATCCACCTACTCCATTTGTAGGTCCTGCCGGTAAAGGCCAAGATTCTTGTATGCAAGTTGCTGGACTCGTCAGAAGGGAATGTTATCTAACAAATGTGGTAAAGGACTTAGACGCACCACTTGCTCATTATATAAATCTAGATTCTCGTGGAAAGTATACTATCTCCGAAGATGGTTGGACTTACATTAATGAATTAAGGGATGAACTTAAAGCATTACCAAACCTAAATGCAATCGTAGCTTACGGCAACATACCTCTAATCGCTCTAACAAACCGTGTAGGTATTACTAAATGGAGGGGTTCTGTCTTGGAATCAACTCTCGTCCCTGGTCTCAAAGTAATACCTACCTTCCACCCTGCAACATTCATCCCTCCAAAATTCAACTTCATGAATAAGCCTTTAATCTGCTTTGACCTGAAAAGAGCTAAATATGAGTCTCAGTTTAAAGAACTTAGACGTGAAGAACGAAATGTTAAAATTAAGCCTACATTTGAAGAGTCAGTTGCTTTACTAAAGAATGCTTATGAACAAGGTCTTAGAGGAACTACAATCGATCTCGACATCGAAATTATTAATGAAGAGTTAGACTGTATAGCGATTGCAACGAGTCCTAACAATGCAATAAGCATTCCCTTCCGCTGGACGCAGGGTGATTATTTTACTATAGAACAAGAACATGAAATAATGCTACTAATAACTGCAATCATGCAGGAAGAAAGAATCTCCAAACGTGGTGCTAATTTTATCTTCGACTGTCAATACCTTCTCCACAAATATGGCATAAAGCCTATGGGAGAGATTCATTGTACTCAGATTGCTCAAAAGATTTCATTCCCAGATTTCAAAGCCGGCCTTGATTTTGTAACTACAATGCATACTGATATTCCTTACTACAAAGAAGACGGTAAAAAGTGGATGAAGGTTGGTGGTACTTGGGATACTTGGTGGACTTATAATGGAATGGATGCTATATCAACGTCTGCTGCACACCCTAATCAGATCGAAGATCTAAAACGCCAAGGTAACATTGAAACCTACGACCGTCAGAGGAAATTAATCCCTCCACTCCTTTACATGATGGAGAGGGGGATCAGAGTTGATGTAAGTGGAATGTTAGAAGAACAGAAGAGAATGAATAGTTATATAGATGAAACTGCTGAGAAGTTAAATTCTAAGGTAGGTTTTGAACTAAACTATAATTCTCCAAAACAACTCCAAGAATATTTTTACAAAGAGCTTGGCATAAAACCATACAAAAAAAGGAATGCTAAAGGTCAGTGGGTTGAAACTGCTGATGAAGATGCAATGAAAAGGATCGCAAGAAAAGGGCACGAGGAAGCAAGAATTATCCTCGATCTAAGACGCACTAGAAAGCGTCTATCAACTTACTTAAACATAGGAAAGGTGGATAAAGATGGGAGATATAGATCTTCATATAAGCCTGTCGGGGCTGAAACTGGACGACTCTCTTCAGGCGAAACTATCTTTGGGACAGGTGGAAATCAGCAAAACTGGCCTCATGACCTTCTGCGTTTTTTTCTCTTCGATGAAGGTTACATTGGGTATTCATTTGACCTCTCCCAAATTGAAAATAGAATTGTTGCCTATGTCGGAGGAATAATTCCTATGATTGAAGCTTTCGAGACAGGTAAAGATATGCATCGTCTTACTGCTTCAATGATATTTGGAAAGTCTTATGATGAAGTAACTTCTGAGGACGGGACTTGTCCACTAGGTGATGGTACACACTCTGAAAGATACTTTGGTAAGAAGTGCAACCACGCAGTTAATTATGATACTGGCTATAAAAAGTTCGCTCTTGTTAATGAGATAACTGAGAAGGAATCTAAACATATATTAGATAAACTTCATCAAGCTTATCCACAAATTAGACAAGGCTATCAAGCATTAATTCAATCTATGCTTAAAAAGAATAGAACAGTAACAAATCTATTTGGCCGCAAAAGAGTCTTCATGGGACCTATCATTCCTAACCCTCCAAGTGTCCCTCTTGCTACATGTATGGCTACTTACCGTGAAGGTTATGCACACCTTCCTCAATCATCAACTGCAGATAAGATCAATGAACAAGGGATTGAATATATCTATTATAACCAAAAGGATTTCAAACCTGTTGAACTCTTAACCCAGGTACATGATTCAATAGTATTTCAAATACCTACTTCAATTCCTTGGAAACAACACGCTGAAATATTGCTTAAGATTAAGAAGAGTCTAGAAACTCCTATGTATTGGAGAGATACAAAGATAGTTATTCCCGCTGACTTATGTATAGGGTTTAACATGTGTAAAGATGAAATGATTGAATTGAAGAGTAAGAAAATTCCTAATGATATTATAATACTAGCAGATAGGTTAGAGGAGATATATAGTGACCTTAATAGAAAGTGATTCCTTTATATAAAGAAACTAAATAATAGTATCTACCACTTTGATGATATAAAATACTAAGGAATCATATAATGAAGCTTGACCGGAAATTAGACGACTGGATAACCTCGTTTATGCAGTTTACCGATAATACAGAACCTCCTAAACTCTTCCGCTTCTGGACAGCTGTCTCAGTGATTGCTTCTGCCTTACAACGAAAATGCTTCGTTCAGTGGGGTTCTTCATTGTTATTCTACCCCAACCTTTACATTGTTCTCGTAGGACCTTCAGGTGTACGTAAAGGTACTGCTATGAATCCTGGGCTTGATCTAATTGAGGATATAGGTAAGATTAAAGTGGCTGCACAAGCAACTTCACTGCAAGCATTGATCAGAAGATTGAAGGAAACTAACTACCAAGACCCTGACTTAAACACTGGTAAGATGCAGTTTCATTCTTCAATGACCATATTCAGTAAAGAATTTACTGTATTCTTGGGATATCATAATAGAGAACTAATGTCTGCTCTATGTGACTGGTACGACTGTGATAGAAGATGGACTTATGAAACGATATCAAGGAAGAAAGAGGAGATCGTAGGTGTATGGGTGAATCTTTTTGGTGCAACCACTCCGTCACTGATCCAAAGTTCTATGCCTTTGGATGCAATAGGTGGTGGGTTGACAAGTAGGATTATCTATATATATGAAGAGAAAATGGAAAAGATGGTTCTTCTTCCTATGGAGACTGAAGAGGAACGTGAGTTGCGTAAACTTCTACTTCATGATCTAGATAAGATAACTTTATTATCAGGCCAGTTCAAATACACAAATGGATTCTTAGACCTCTGGTCTGATTGGAGGGTTGAAGCTGAGAAACATCCACCTTTCTATGACGACAGATTCGAAGGTTATATATCTCGCAGACCTAATCATGTTATGAAACTTTCAATGATTATGTCTGTATCGAGAGGAAGTGATGAGCAGCGGATGGTACTTACATCTGCTGATTTAAAAAGGGCTATCTCAGTGTTGGAAGAGGCCGAACTTAAAATGCAAGGTGTGTTTAGTGGAGTTGGAAAGAGTGACACTGCAGACCTTCTTCATAGGGTTATGATATTCCTGAAAATGTCGAAGACTGAAGAAGTTCCTATCTGGCAACTAGCACAACATTTTAGAGGTGACATGGATAAGCTATCAATGGATAGAGTACTATCTACACTTGAGGCTATGAAAGTTGCTATGGTCGTTCATAGACCACAAGCAGATGATGTAATTAAGATTTTAGGAGGGTTGAAATAACTATGTTTTATAATTAAACAAAGGAGATGTAATGGAAAGAATAAATAAAAGTAAAGGTCTTGCATTTACCATAAAAGGAATAGAATTCTACAGGGGATTGTATAGTAAGGAAAGTTATATAGCAATATTTCAAGGAAAAGAAATTTATTTATCAAGTCCTTTATGTAGATCTTCTAAGCTTTGTCTTGAAGATATAGCCAGAAGAAAAATATGGGAAGTTACTGGTGTTTATATTAAGAAATAGACAAAGGAGGCACAATGGAAAGAGAGATACTGGAACAGTTGATAACCGAAGGGAAGATTTCAAAGGAAGATGTAGTGAGGATAGAGGATTCTATAATAACCCCTGAGAAGGAAAGAGTAATAGACCTCTTTCATAATATAATATGTGAGAAGAACCACGACAGCGAAGAATGTCTTTGGTATGTTGAATGTCAGGCTAAAGATACATGGAAGGAACTTCACCACGCTAAGTGGACTAGGCTTATATCGGATAAGTTAAGGTTTCTAAATATAGATTTTCTAGAGGCTGAAAAACTTGCACTCCAATTCCATCGTATGGTGTCACATACAGGAGAAAAAGCAGCTGTAAAAGAACTAATCCTATTCCTTCTCTCTTCTGATCTTTCTAAGCTCTGACCAGAAACTATCTGTGAAGAATCCTCCAGCTTTAGTTACGGTTCTTTTTTCTTTCATTAGTTGTTCATGCTCTTTAGGGCTAGCATTTTTTAATCTATCATAGTATCTGCTAGCCCTAATTTCAGGAGCTAGACCCCTGAGACGAAGCCAGAAAGAACGCTCAGGAAGATTTTTTATATCAACTTGGAAGTCAAATCTTTCTCTTAGACGCTTTCGAGTATCTGGGTCCTTAAATGATTTGTAGTACTTAACTACATCTTCTCTTTTGTATGCTTTCTCAAACAAGTATCCATCGGTAAGTCTGTCTAATTCTCTGTTTTGAACCCACCTTTCTAATACATGTACTTCCTCTTCTTCTTCTATCTTCTTAGCATGTTTTGAATAAGGATTAGTTACAAAAATAAACCTACCAATTATAGGTGCCTTCTTTAATGATGTAATAATTTTACCCATTGCATTTATCTTCTGTTTCTTAGTAAAAGCTTCTGCCCATTGCTGTTCCACTTTTTCCTTAGGAACATCTGCAAATAACTTTTCATAACCCTTACCCATTAAATAAGCCCAGGTAGAATTACTGGTTACTAATTCCTCTGCAGCATGCTGTCCTCGCTCTGGAGAGATACCAGTATATTTTCCTACATCTATAAAGAACTCTGAAGTCTTTCCAGGGATAAGTTCTTCTTTTGACCTAGGATATGTAAATGGCTTAGTCTTTTTCCAAACATCTTCATTTCTCCAAAGATCTTTATTATAAAGATAACCAATAGCGGCTGATACTGTAGGAGGCATACTAGACACACCTACTGGAGAAAGCTCAAGCATGTTATTAGTTATTCTATCTATATCCACTTCATATCCCATAGACTTATCATAGGCAGCATCAAAGAATGCTTTGAAAAATTTCTGGCCTGGGTCTAAAGGAATTTTAAATCCCCAGTATCTTTTCTGGCCTCTCTCATCTTCAAAAGCAAAATTATCTCCTGCAGGAATGCATAGATTATTTTGTAGATCCATAGATCCTTGTAATGCTTTCGCTGTCTCCGGACATTGTTCTCTCATAGCTGAATAAACTAGTGTAGTAGCAAGTCCAATTTCAGCGGTCTTATACACAAACTCCTTAGGATTATCTTTCGCAGTCCTCCATAAACCCCTTGTTGCTTGAACAGCTGCATTTAAATAAGGGAGAGCATTATCAGCTGCCTTTGTCATCCCTCCACCCTGACCAAAGTCCATGTAGTCTCTAGCAACAAAGCTAGCCTCACGCTGAATGTCTTTATTTTTCCTGGCTTCTTCAACTGTCAAACCTTGCTCTTTTGCCCTTCTTCTGATCACCCTTTCTTTAAGAGCAACTCTTGTTGTAAGTTCAGAAGTCTCACCGAACCAGCTTAAAATCTTTAAATGTTTAGCTAGTCCAGGTTCTAAATGTTTTCCTTTTCTAAGCATCAGCCCTTGGTGGACTAGAAATTCCATACCTCCACCATAGTCGAAGTATTTCTGAGTTTTCTTCCCTCTAACGACAACATCTGGGAATACTCTTGCAATGTCCATCCCTATCTGAGGTAAAAATATTGGTAGATGAGGACTGTATGCACTCTTCCACTGTCCATCTTCCCATACTCTTGCAGCATAATAGATATGCATTATATCTTTTGGGAGGTTAGCCAATGCAAATCCCCACTCAATTCCAGTAGCAAGGGTACGAAGTAGTGCTGTACCAGATAGCCATTGGATAATCCTTCCATATTTATAAGGTAATTCAGAACTACTAGCCAACCATTCTTTACTCATCTTCGGAGAAATATAAAGGGCTTTCCTTTTACCTTTATCAAACACAAATATTCTCTGCCATCCAGAAGGGATACCAGTCTCACCTTCTACATACGATCTAACAAACGGATTCTTAGGATCACTTACAGACAGATCAAGTAATGCTTTATTTGCTTCTTGTCTAGCAATACGACCATAGGAACGATTGAATACTTCCAATGCCATAATCTCTGAACTAGGTTCATATATGTCTGTCTTCCTTCCTCTGGCTAACTCTTGGACACCAGAGTCATAGACAGTAAGGGGCTTTCTGCCTACCTTTGATTCATACTCTTTATCGAAAATATCTACTAATTCAATTCTACGGTATTTATGCTTAATCAAATCATCGTATTCAGTTTGAGATATTAACTCAGCTTCAAGCATATCTTTCAATGGCTTCTTCATCCATTCAAAGTAGCCGTCTACTCTATTACGAATAATCTCTGCACGTTTAGGTGATATACCTTCCATCTGAGGAAATGTTTCTATATAACTTATAGCGATAGATGGAGTTAACTGCTTACCGCTTTTCTTATGTATAGGCCAGTTGAACTCTTTAACTGTTTTAGCTTTAGCTATATCAAGTAGTCTTGTGTACATTACTAGATTATCTAATACATGCCTCTCACTTGTTCTAAGTCCAGCATAAACTTCCTTCTGCATTTGCTTTAATTTATTTGCAGCTATGGTATTAGCACCTTTGGTAAGTACTAACTTTTGAACTGTTTCATACCCTTTAAAACCCATATAGTCAATAAAGTCCCATTTGATGTTCCCACTTTTATCGACGAACTCACGGATAAATTCTTCATAGTTTTCTTTAATAGTCTTAATTCTTTTCATCTTCCGAGCGTCGTCCATGTATTCTTTAGCAATCTTAGCACCTTCAATTATTGCTTTTGTTGCTTTATCAACAGGAATTCCTGTATAGAGTTTAATCCCTGACTTAGTCTTACTAATTAATGACTTATCTAAAATAACAGTCCATTTACCGGCGGAGTCTATATTAACTGCGTCATACCCTTGCTCTTTCAATACATTAGTTAATTCAACAGCTATATCCCCTGGCCTCCAATCAGTGTCAGTTACCTTAGCCCTTTTAGTAGCTTCTTTATTTGCCCTGATCCATACAGAGTCAGTACTTTTTATAGGCTCAAATAGTATATCAGACTCATGCATTATTGGAAGTTCTTCGTCTATTACGTTAAGAGGTTTTTTAGGTTTTTTATATACTACCTTCTTTACTTCCCCAAAACCCTCTGCTAGTTTTATGTCCCTTGTAACATAGAGACCAACCCCTTCAGATGCAGCTTCATGGCCTATCTCAGGGTTCCATGGAGATACTTCTCCTCTAAAAGCTTCAATCTCCCCTCTTCGTTCAATTTTTAAACGGAGTGGTTCAATCTTCCTCGCCCATTCCGCTGCTTCACTAACTGTTTCTTTCCAAGCTCTGAAATCTGCAGGGTTATCAAAAGTAAAATTAAACTCATCTGCCCTTGTAGCGAACTCACTTAGGTCATTTCTAACTTTATTAATATCTATACTCTTATCTCCGTGATAAGATCTATTGACATCATTGATTAGTTTTTGAGTAGCAACTTCGACATCTACAATATTCCTACCTTCATAAACCTTAGCCATTGTTTCAGCCTTTTCTTTAGTCTGAAAGAAAGGACTTTTCTCACCTTCAAGCTCAGGGATTGAGACTCCTGTTTGACGATCTAATTCAGTGATAGGTTCTGGTTCAATCTTAGGGTGCTTAGCTTTTTTCTTAATTGTAGGAAATTTAATAATATCTCCGGATTCAATTTCTAGCCTACCCTCCCTTAGTAATCCTTTGCCTTTTACAAACTCTAAGGCAGACATTTCTCTGAGACCATTATCTAAACCTTCTACATTTTCAAGATAGTTATAACCTCTATTAAATTCTCTAAGTGCTTCTTTCCCTCCAACACTTTCAACATAATCCTTTATACCCGATAGTATATCAGGCTTTCCCTTACCACTATGTATGATTCCTCCTGTCTTTCTATATAGATTATCATATAGTGTCAGGGTATTCTCTGTATAATGATTTACAGGAATTCCTTCTACATTTATAGTACCCTGCGTATCAATTAGTACATCCCCTTTTTTAAAAGGGACTTGTACTTTCTTAGGTTTAGTTATTTCAATAACTTTCTCTTCTTCAAAAACCTTCTCAATCTCAGCCTGTCTTTCCTCGGCTGTCCTCAATCCACTTTTAACATCTTCAACCTCCTTACCTTTTTCTCTAAGTTCCTCCTTAACTACTTTTTCTATATCAGCATTTTTCTTAATATCTTCAGCAATCTTCTTAGCCTCAAGTTCAAGTTGTTGCTTTTCCATTTCAAGAATCTTCTTCTGTGCAACTTTAACTGCACCTTCAAGGCTCTGATCAACTAACATTTCTGTTTCAGCAATCTTCTCAGCTTTCTCAGCTACATCTTTAACATCTTTAATTACACTTCTTTCAACCCCCTTAACCTCACCAGGTTTACCTCTATACACTTTATGCAATCCAGCAAGCCCTGCGAAGAACCCAGCAAACTTGAGTGCGCCTCTAATGTTATCTTCAGTAACAAACACCTTGTCCAACCAGAGTTTCTTAGCTACCTTAGCAACTGTTTTTATTTTCTCGCTTTCAGCAGCTGCCATGAATGGAGCTTCAGCTACAGTCATAGGAACCATTGCTATCTCACCAACTAACTCTGGATCTACATCCTCAGGACAGCCAAGAAGTAGTTCAGATAAAGTATCTCCAAACGCACCTTTAAACGCTTTCCTAGGAAGCTCTAGAAAACCTTCAACCTTCTCTTTCCCAGGCTGCATATACTCACTGACCTTAACAAATCCTCTTTCTGCTGCATCTGCCATATCCAAAAGGTTCGAATGTCCAGCTATGAGTTGTGGGAGTTCTTTATTCATCTCACTAACTGCACCTCCTACCCCAAGTATAAATGTAGGAATTCCAGCCATTATGAAACTACCTGCACCTTTAGCTACGTCATAAGGCTGACCAGCTAATGTAGCAACTTCCCCAACAGATTCCATAAATGAGTCTTTATTCTCTTGTGAGAACATTTCAGTTTCAAGAACATCAAACTCCTCTTTTGACATACCGAGAGATGCCTTCACACCTTTCATTTGAATATCGAGAATAGATTGAGGTTTAGGCTCAGGGGCAGGAGCTTCAGTTGCAGGCTTGATCTCGCCCAAGACTTTTTCAAAGGGATCTTTTTCCTCTACCCCATCACCTAATAAGCTTTCAAACTTGGAGTCTCTATCTAATATAGCTTCAAAATCCATATTAAGGATACCTCACCTTTAGTTCTCCATCTACATACCAACCATCAGATTCAGTTGTTACTTTCTTTCCTTTAAAAGCCTGTCGCACTTGTTTATCCATCGCTTCGAGCACCATCCTCTTTTGGGCACGCTCTTCAGCTTCTGAATATGAAAGGCCTTTATCTGTGTACTTTTTGATGAGACTTTCACTTGGCCAGTTTGCTTTATCTTTTGCTAAACCCTCTCTAACATCTTGAGCAAAGTCAGGGCTCATGACCTTAGCCTGACCCTTACCAAGACCCTTTCCAATTTCACGTTCAGCAATCTCACCAAAGTTAATAGCCCCAGCCTTGGCCATCTCAAGCATCCAATCATTGAAGGTACCTTTATACCCGCTCTTTACAGCTTCATCATAGTCCTTCTTATGAGTAGTTTCCGCTATATTCTGGAAGTCTTCGAAACTACCTTTAAAGCCTTGCTGTCTAGCATACTCATAATTTTTAATGTCTGATGTTCGAGTATCTTTGGCCCCAAGAACTTTCTGTTTATATGCTATATCTAATACATCAGAAAGTTTCTTCCTCTCTACCTCTTCACCTGCAAACTTAAGCTGTAGCGCCTGAGAAATATTTTCAGGGGTCAGCCCAACTAGATCGGCACTACTAACACCTAGTGGACTATCGGAAGGGTTTAAGAAACTTTGCTTCAGAAAGTTTTGTTGAGTACCTGTCTGACCGCCACCAGGGATGTTCATAGCTACATCAGGAACAGAGTCTTTAAATAATTCATCTCCAAGCAAAGCAGACGGTGCATCGAGTTTGAATTTGTCTTTATCCATGGTAAACTTTCCACCACCTGCAAGCATTGTTTTAATCATCTTCATGTAATTCTGAGTGGCTATTTGTTGCTTCGTAGCTTCCGCCACTCCCTGCATTGGATCATCTGGATTCATTAAACCTTGACCAAGTGTACTAGCATAGTATGCTAACATATTAGGATCTATAGGCATTTATTTTCCTCCTTAAGTTATTTATAAAAAACTAGATGCAGCACCAAGAACTCCACCGACAGCGGCTCCTGCAGGACCTCCTATCATAAAGCCTGCAGCCGCACCACTTAATCCTCCACCCAGAGCGGAACTAAGAGCACTCTTTTTCTTTTCATTAGGTACAAAAGTACCACCACCAATACTTGCCAATAAATTAGCACCATGTTGAAAGACATTTAGATCCCAAGTAGCTGCAGATTCATCTATGTCCAAGTTCATATCAGACTCTTCTTTCTTAGCAACTATTTTTATTCTGTTTGCTTCAACAGTTGCATGAGTCAATGATTTTTGAAACTCTAACTTAAGTCCTATCAATCTCAAAGCATCATCACCGAATGCTTTTGCATGTAAATCTGCACTATACTTAGCAACTTGTCTTGTCTGACCATCTTCGATAATTCCTCTACCGATTGCAAAGGCTGAAGAAACTACCGCATTAATATCTCTCATCCCAGCTTCAAAGCGAGGAAGGACTTCAACAGTTAATCTGTCTCCAAGATCAAGTGAATACTCATCTACAGCATTGTCTATTCTTGAGTCAGAAAGAACATCTGCAATTATAGCATCAAGACCTGTACCTGAACTTAATAGGGTAACTAATGTATCAAAGTCACTTATAGAAGCAAGCATTGAGGTAAGTTCTGTATCTGGATTGTAGGCAGTTTCACCTGTATAAGGATCAGCACCAAGTGCTGCGTTCATTATATCTGTCATACTGGAAGTAAGTGTATCAACTCCGGAGCCGTCAAGTGCCATACTATGCCAGGTCTTCATATGTGCAGGGTAGTCAACAACTCCAGCACCACCACCTCCACCTCCGCCTTTTTTATTTACTTTAAGTTCAAAGCTCTTCCAACTATTTATACCTAGCAACATAATTCAATCTCCGTTTAATTATTAAACAAAGGTATTTGTATAAAAGTGTATTTAGTGTCCCCGCCAAGACTGTTGACTAATTTAACTATCAATGATACATCTGAATAACCTACAATCTGACTACATCCTTGACTAGCAGCAAACTTTATTAAAGTCTTCAGCCCACTTGACCAACTGGATTTATCTACATTTTCATAACCGTAGAGACAGTAAATCAAAAGACTTCTTGTATCACTTGCGTCGTCATAAAGTATTTTCGTAACTACTATTGCTTCGAACCTACTCTCACCTTCTGATTTAGTATAACTAGCCCAACATTGTACTTTGCCACAGAGAAGGGCGGAAAGAATATTGTTCATCTTATTAGGACTTTCACCAACAGTGGGTGGTAGGGATTCTTCTATAGCATATTTAATAATGTCCCAAAAAGTAGATATTTGATCTGGTAGTAATTTTGTAAGCATAACCTATTGTCCCCTTGGAGGAGCTGCATAGATTCCACGCAGGCCCCTTAAGTCAGTCATCTTCCATCTTGCAGTTATGTAATCTAAGTCCGCTGTACCCCTAGCAAAGTCTGAGGACTTCACACAGATTCTAAATTCTGTCCCTGCAGCAATGATTGATGCTATACCCTCTAAATTAACAGGAACGAAATTAGTACGTTGGAAACCAACTGAGGAATTCATTCTCCAGTCAATAGCTACTTCAGCATCAGTCATTGATGAAGCACCTAACTCAACAGAGAAGATAGTTTTCTGTCCTCTATATCCCATATCTATTACATGTGAAACTAATAAAGTCTCTATCGATCCACTTGGAGTCTCAGGTAAACCGCATAGTCCATAGCTACCCTCATCATCGTACCAGATGGCATTTACTGAGTTTGGATAGTTAGTCATTCCATTAGGTGATAAGAGAAGACTCCTTACACCATCTGAGATGTAAAAATCTCCTTTGTATGAATTGAAGTTGACTATATTATCTCCACTGTTCAACTCTTCCAAATACTCAATATAACCAAGTTCCTTCAAACCTTCTTCACTCAGATGCCAGGCAGTGTTTTCAAGATCCACAAATACATGCTGTCTATAATCTCCATTCATAGCCCCTCGGTTTTTGAGGCCTACTTTATGAATCTCTTTAAACCCAAAAGTTGCAGCAGGTGAAGTTACAGGATTCATTAAGGTAATCCCACCTGAACTGTAAACAACTACATTATTACCTAACCTTCGCACATGGTAGACTTCGCCACCAAAAGGATCACGACGAAAACCTGCCTCGTTTTTTCTATAAGGTGTAAAGTCAGCTTCACCAATCTTTGACCATACAATGAATTTCTCGTCGCAACTATGCCAATCACTTAGAACACAACCACCTATCATCTGACCTTTGAAATTGCATACAGTTCTCATCATAGGAATGTTTGCATGAACTGTCACTTCCTGCCAATCATTAATCCCTACGTCCCAATAGATCATAATAGCTCCATTGGTCATAAATGCGTAAGAACCAAAATCAGCAAGTTCCATTAAAGTCCCTTTACCATAAGTTAGTTCATCTATTACAAATATCTGTGTGGCAGTATAAGATGCATCAAGGGAATAGACTACATCCTCCATATTGGTAACACTATCCCGAACAATAAGAATTTTATATCTTTCTTGTTTGAGAAACTGAGGAAAAGGCCAATCGTAGTATACATCAAGGGCTGATGGTAAAGGGTTACGAAGAGTCTCTATTCCTTCAATAGCCTTCTTACCAATCCTAAAGCCACTACATTCTTGTAGATATGAAGAGTTTCTAGGAATCCTAGCTTCAGGTTTTAGACCTTTCAATAAGGCCTCATCAATTATAGTATAGAATTCTCTCACTTAGTAGCCTCATTCATTTTATTAATCTGATCTTGCATAGACTTTATATCCCAGTACTGTTTGTAATTCTTAGAAAACCAATCAGCATCTTCAGGATTATCAAATCGTATCAATTCATCTGTTTTAATAGCATAATCAATAGCCTCTTTTTGTCCCAATCTTTTTAATTTCTTAGTATTTGAATCAAAAACTATTTCTGGATAAACAAAAGCACCTAAACCATCTTCAGCCCAGCTCATTAAATGTGTCGAAATTATACCTTTTCCTAAATCTGGTCTTGGCATACTTGGATAATTCTCTTTATTTAATATTCTATCAACAAAGTTTTTATCTTTGTTAGATTCAAGAATTTGTGTTAATGCTTCAGTATCCATGATTACTTATACCTCAGTCTTTTCTAAAGCATTTATTAAAAATGGTCTAATTTCAGAATCTTTAACTGCAGGAGTCCAGAGGAAAGCAATCCAGATTCCTGAAACACTCTCTTCCTTATTTACAGGAATAACTTTTATCACCATCCTATCTCCAACTTCAACATCTGTATCAGGATTCATTATGACAGATTGCCTTTTAGAGAATGTTGTTTTACTAATCTCTGCATCCCCTCGATGAATGATAGTCTGAATATTTATTCCGTTCTTAGGCATGCTGTCAATGAACATTCCACCTATGGTTATCTTACCGTTTGCAGAGAACATATAACGTAGGACAACATCATCTATTGGAGTTTCAGAATAGTTAGATATAGGAAAAGGAGTTATTACTCCAGTTACTGTTTTATGGAGGCGCCGAGAATAGGACTTGAGTATCCTATCCACATGATTCATTTGTTTTTCTATAGTATCACCCTTTATCATCTTCATAATTAGTCTCTTCCCTCTTTATTACTTAGATTTATATCTGCCTTCATAATAAGCGCTCCGAAAATACTTTCCACTATTCCCATCTTTCCTTGATTATTAACAGTTAATTCAAAGTCACCTCGTTTCAAAGTTACTAATGAATCTTTCTTTGACTTGACAATCCATACTTCATTCTGAGGACTTATAATGGTAGTCTTAACAGCACAACCTGATAGGAATATGAAGGTAGACATCAGTATAATTAGATAAAATTTCATCTACTCTCTCCTAAAGAATAGTGATTTCCGTCTCCCCATCTACCTCCCCAAGTGCCACCAATAGATTCCCAAAAGATACCTAAAGGTTCATGGGATTTAGTGCTTCTTAAATACCTTCCATTTTTAAATAAGTTAAGATCAGCAGCTAGTTTCTTGTAATGAAAACTTCCCCTACGATGTCCTGTGGTTACGTAAAAATCTCCAAAGGTAATTTCATACCCTAGTTCATAAGCGTATAAAATAAGTAAAGGAACCATCTTTGCAAATTTAGATTGTTTTTGTCTAAGAGTCATTTTAGTCCTCTATTTGAGTAATCTCTGCAATTTCTTCTTCAACAAGATCCTTTCCGATACCAGAGACCTCACTCATTATTGATCTATCCCAGTCATTTACACCCTGAGTGTTTCTATTAATTATCTCGATTTCTCTCATAGTTGCCATTATTAAGATGTTTGGATGCACTTCAGACCAATAACTTTTATCA